AAGTACCAATGCCGAGTCGATCACGTCGACGCTCAGCAGTTCCGTGCATGGCATGCTCGGCGCAACGTCGAGTGCAGGGACGACCAGCTTGCCTTCACGATATTGCTTGCGCCATCCGAACACTACATTGGCGTTGATGTCGTGCCGGCGCGCAACAATCGACACCGACATGCCAGGCTCCAACGTCTCTCTGATCACCTGCTGCTTGAATTTTCGCGCGTACGTGCGACGGGGATGGGCTGCGCCCCCTGCGTTCGACATGGCTGACTGGCTCCGTTGATCTGAACGCGCTCATCATGCTTTGGAAAAGTCAGCATGGCGAAACGGTCGGGCCGAGCCGCTTACTCTGAACCGTCGCATTCTCATTTTTCTCGTTTACAACCCCTGCGAAGATGATTAAGGGGTTGCTATTGCGTTGAATGGTGAAGTTTTGAAGTTTGAGCGACACGGTGGTCTCCTTTTTTGTGGAGAGAGGAGTGTAGCAGTGCTTTCACGCATGGCGATTGACTTGGCGGAAATTGGTAGACGCTGAAAGTCGCAAGGCAAAGCTGGACGATCGGGAGATCGGAGGACCAGCGGACTGCAGAGTTTAAATCCTGCAGTCAGTCGCCAGATGTGAGAGCAATGCGCAGGTTGATGCGCAAGTAATCCTATAGCTGGCATGAGCATAAAAGTCGCCCGGGGCACCGGGAGGTTGCCGTGGCTCGCGGCAGACATCCGCCCCGGACTCGTGGAAGCCTAGACAAAGTCAAGCCGGAGATCAACGCCGGCGGCTCTCAACTAAAAAGACAATGCCGAACATCATCGAAACGCCTCAGTCGCTTTGCCGCTTGGCAGAACAGGCGGACGCTGCCGTCGGCAAGGGCTTGCTGTTCCCGGCGCAGCTTAGACAGATCGCGCAAAGCTGGTTCGAAGACCAGCAGAAGATCAAATATCTCGAATCGCTGCTCGTGCGCATGGGGCGCCGCCCTTAGAAACGCTTGATGTAGGTTACGCCTATTATCACCGGCATTCCGGCTGGTATTGGGCCGCCAAATCGTCGAATTTCTCCTTGGAGATCTCCGTTCCATCCGGCGTATTCGACAGCATGAAATAGTGGCGTGCGTCGTTCTCTGAATGTTGCGACGTGGCGTAGCTCTCCTGCGCCATTCGGAATTGCGGAAATAGCCAACGGTGTCCCTCCAGACGATTGTCGGCTCGGACTATGTCAATCTGCATAGAACAGGTCCAGGCGATCGTTTTCGCGGATGGCTGCTTTCCTTGCTTCGTGGGGAAGCAATTGGGTTGCTCCGGTACGCGATACAGCGTGCGGGCACTCTCGTCGTGGAAATATCGGAAGGTCATTTGAGTCATCATTGCTGCGGGAAAGGCAATTCTAACTGCCCATTGCCATGTTCACTGTCTCAGTTCGTTCGGACATGAAGAGCCTCTCGCGAACGCTCGACGGCTTCGCTAAGAAGCAGCTTCAGTTCGCAACCGCTCAGGCGATCAACGCCACGGCTGAGATCGTGAAGCGTGCGCAGCAAGACAACATGAAGAAGGTGCTCGACGCACCGACGCCATTCACGGTCAATTCGATCGGAATTAAGAAAGCGACCAAGGCGAACTTGAACGCAACGGTGTTCGTCAAGCCGGTTGCTGCTGCATACCTGTTGCCATATGAGACTGGTGGGAAGAACAAGCTGAATAGCCAAGCGCTGCTTAAGCCAGTCAATGCAAAGGTGAACCAATACGGGAACCTTCCGCGCAACTTGGTTAAGCGATTGACTGCGAAACCTAATGTGTTCGTTGGCAAGGTGCAAACCAAAGATGGTTTGGTTGATGGCGTATGGCAGCGCACGAAGAAAACGCGTGGAAAAAAAGCTGGATTGAAACTGATGGTCAAGTTTGAGGATGCGCACGAAGCAACACAGCACCTCGACTACGGTGGTGTCGCCAAGCGCGTCGTCGGCGCCGTGTTCCGCGTGGAGCTCGAGAAGGCCATGGCAAAAGCGATGGCCTCTGCCAGATGAACCCCCCCGGGGGCAGAACCAATGGGTCCCTCCCGGCCTCTTTGCATCAGGGGCTATTGCGCGCCGCGATATTCGACCAGCGACAGGATCTAAAAAGTGTCCGCACCACATGTAACTCAGCGCGAGTTCGCAAAGCTCGCCGACTGCGATGAGAAGCAGGTCCGCCGTGCGGTTGCTTCCGGCAAACTCAAGCTGGATGCGGATGGCAAGCTTGATTCTTCGCTTGTCTCGTCCGGATGGCGCAGGCCCATCAGATCGAGCAAGGCTATTGCGGACACTGCGGACAAACCAAAAGTGTCCGCGCCGAATGTCCGCAGTGTCCGCACCGACGAAATAATTGGCGAAGACGACTCACCGACCGAAGCGGCGGCGAAGATCGTACTGGCGTTCGGTGCCGAGAATGACCTCGCCGAGGCAATCCGCATCAAGGAAAATTTCAACGCGCTGCTCAAGCAACTTGAGTACGAACAGAAGTCAGGCTCGTTGGTCGATTTGTCGATCGCTCGCACGGTCCTGTTCGATAGCGCCCGCGCAGCGCGTGACTCTTGGATGAACTGGCCGATGCGTGTTGGCCCCAAAATTGCCGCCGATCTTGGGCTGGAGGCTGATCGAGTTACCGAGGTCTTGATTGAGCACGTCCATACACAAATCGCTGACCTCGGCGAGCCGGATGCTCACTTCGACGACCGACAAAGCTGACGGGCTAGCGCGCGACTTTCGCCGAGGCTGGACTCCGCCACCGCGCATTAGCATCCCTGATTGGGCAGACCGCTATCGCAAGCTAGCGAAGGAAGCCGGCAGCACATCGGGTAATTGGCGCACTTCGACGGTCGAGGCCGCACGCGGTCCGATGATGGCGGTCACCGAGCCGGGTATCCACGTGATCACCGTGATGGTGAGCACGCAGATGCTGAAGACCGCGCTGCTCGAAAATATCTTTGGGTACTTCGCGCACCTGGATGCTTGCCCGATTCTGCTGATCCAGCCGAAAGACGAGGCTGTCGGACAGTTCAGCAAGGAGCGGATTGCGCCGCTGATCCGCAGCACTCCCGTGCTACGTCAAATCATGGGCGCTAGTAAATCGCGCAACAGCGATGACACCCTCGGATACAAGGCTTTTCCCGGAGGTTTTCTCGCATTGGTCAGCGCCGGCAGTCCTGACAACCTTGCACGTCGGCCGATACGGGTCATCCTTGCCGATGAGATCGACAAATACCCTCCGCTGAAAGAGGGCGACTCGATCTTCATCGCCGAAGAGCGTACAGCGTCTTTCGGCGTGAACTGGCTTTCAGTTCGTGCCTGCTCTCCGACATACGCAGGTGAGAGCCGGATCGAGAAAAGCTACAACGATTCGGACCAGCGCCGCGCTTCGGTGGAGTGCGCGCATTGTGGTCACAGGCAGTTTCTCGACTTTTTTAAGCACGTCCATTGGGATAAGGATAAGGATCAGCACGGCAACACGGTCGCGCACCGTACGAAGACAGCCAAGATCGTTTGCGAATGTTGCGGTGTCGCATGGTCAGAAGGTGAACGGCTTCGCGCGCTCGGAACGACGCGCTGGCACCAAACACGGCCGTTCGAATGCTGCGGGCACCGCCATGTTCCGCTAACTGATTACGACATTTCGTGGCAGGAGAGCGATCAGGGGGCGGTCGACAAGGTTTGGCGATGGTCGGAAAGTGACCGGCATGCGGTCTACTATGCGCACTGCCCAACGTGCGGCGCGCGTGGTGTGGAGGGCGAACACGCCGGCTTTCAGGCATCGAAATTGTACAGCCCGTGGAGTAAAGACAAGCCCTCAGACATTGCCGGCAAATGGATCGCGGCGCAAGGCGACGAGGAGCAACTGCAAGCATGGTGGAACACGCAGATGGGCTTGCCATACCGACGTCACGTTGGGAAAGGCATTAGCCCAGATGAAATGTTGGCGCGCTGCGAAATATGGCCTGCTCAGGTTCCTCATGGTGTTGGTGCTGCCACGGTTGGCGCCGACGTGCAGCCCGACCGCGTAGAACTTGAAACGGTCGGCTGGGGCAGAAATGAAGAATCATGGTCGATCGATCATCACGTGATCGAGGGCGACCCGGAAACGCCTCAACTGTGGGAAAAGGTCGACGAGTACCTAAAACGGATCTGGTATCGCTACGACGGCATGCCCTTTGGCGTGATGGCGGCTTGCATCGACTCCGGTGGTCACAACACCCAGAAGGTGTACGAGTTCGCGAAGGCTCGCCTAAGCAGGCGAATTTGGGCTATCAAGGGCGCGTCCGAGCGAAGCGGCGCTAGATCTCCGGTCTGGCCGACGAAGCGCCCGAGCAATAGGAACAGAGCATCGTTCAAGCCGGTGATTATCGGCACGAATGCAGCGAAGGATGTGATCTACGCCCGACTCAGGTACGAAGAGCCCGGTCCGGGTTACATGCATTTTCCTTCCGACCGTGACGTAGGCTACTTTGCTCAGCTTACTTCGGAAGTATCGGTTCTCAAAGCGTCTGGCGGCCACCGCTACCGTGTCTGGGAATTGCCTAACGGAAAGGCAAATGAGGCGCTCGATTGCCGGGTTTATGCCTACGCTGCGCTTTGCGGCCTGATGCACTTCGGCTTCAGGCTAAACAAGAAAGTCGACGAAATATCGGCACCATTGAAACTTGATGCCGCCACTAATGCGTGGATTCCTGCGGAAGGTGTCGCTGACGTGAGCGATCCGACATCGCGCGGCCCATCTGTGAAGGTGCTCGGTTCCTCCGGCGGCGGCTCTCGTGCCAGTCAACTTGCATAGTGGAGAAACACCATGGGCGTCTACGACGGCCGCAGTAACGCCGATCTTCAGGCGCGCCTAACCGCATTGTTGGCAGCATACGATCAATTGGCCAGTGGACAGCAGGTAGGCCAGGCGAGCTATTCGCAATCCGACGGCGCGAAGTCAGTGACGTATCGCGCCACAGACCTGGTTCGGCTACAGGCTGACATTCTCCTGCTTCAACAGAAGCTCGGCATCATCCGCCGAGCCCGACGTCAAATACGCTTTGTGTATCCCTAATGGACAATCCTGTACAGATTCTCGGTGCTGACGGCAAGCCTTTGCCTCCGCGCCAAGGTCGGACGTCCATGTTGTCGGGCCGGAGCAATACGCCTTACGACGCCGTAGATCTCTACGGCGCACATACTGAAGATTGGATGCCGTACCTGTGGTCTCCCGATGGCGAGATCAACATGTACCACGACCGGCTCACGGCTCGTGCCCGGGATCTGATCCGCAATGATGGATGGGCGACTGCCGCAGTGATGCGCACGGTCGACAACGTGATCGGGCCGGATTTTCGACCCATTTCGAAGCCGGACTATCGATCCCTACAGGCGATCACTGGGAATAAAGCATTCGATCACCGGTGGGCGGACGAGTGGGGCCAGCAGGTCGAGGCGAACTGGCGCGCGTGGGCGCACGACAGCGGCTTTTACTGCGATTCGGAGCGCGCCCTCACGTTCCCGCAAATGATGCAATTGGCCTTTCGCCATCAGCTTATTGATGGCGACAGTCTTTCGATGGTGCATTGGCTGCCCGAGCGCGTCGGCTACGGCCGCGCGCGGTACGCCACGGCGTTGCAGGTACTCGACCCAGATCGTCTTTCGAATCCGCAACTGAAGTTTGACCAGCAGGTCATGCGCGGCGGTGTCGAGGTAGATAGCCACGGCGTTGCGGTCGCGTACCACATTCGCCGCGCGCATCAGGGTGACTGGTTTAGCGCAGCCAAGGCGGTGCATTGGGACCGCATACCCCGTGAGACCGAATGGGGCCGTCCGATCATCGTCCATAACTTTGATCATGATCGCGCGTCGCAGCACCGCGGTGTTGGTTTCCTTACGCCGGTGCTCACGCGTTTCAAGATGCTGATCAAGTACGACGGCACCGAGTTGGATGCCGCCATTGTCAACGCGTTTTTCGCGGCGTATATCCAGAGTCCTTTCGACGGCGAGCTGGTCGAAGAGGCGGTGGCCGGGTCGGACAAGGTGAGCGCGTATCAGCAGGATCGATCCGCGTATCACAAGGAACGCGGTACTCGTCTCGGCGACGTGGGCATGACGCACCTTTACCCGGGCGAGACGCTTGGGTTTGCGGCGCCAAACCGGCCGAGCGCCAATTTCCCGGCGTTCGAGAGCGCGATGCTGCGCAACTTCTCGGCCGGTACCGGCCTCGCTGCTCAGCAGATTAGCCAGAACTGGGCCGAGGTGAACTACAGCGCCTATCGCTCAGCGATGCTTGAAGCGTGGAAGACTTTTCACCGGCGCCGCATGGGCTTCGCTGCTGGTCAGGCGCAGCCTGTTTTCAATGCGTGGCTTGAAGAGTCGATGGAAGTCGATGACTATCCGATGCCGGCCGGTGTGCGGCAGTCAGATATGCCTGATTTCGTCGAGGCGCGTGCCGCATATTCACGAGCGAAATGGATGGGTCCGGGCCGTGGTCTGGTCGACATCGTTAAAGAGCGCCAGGGCGCAGCCTTGGGTATCGACCTCGGTCTTTCGTCACTGGAAGACGAGTGCGCCGAGAGTACTGGCAGCGATTGGCGAGAAGTTGCGGACCGGCGCGCCAACGAAATCGAACGTTATAAGAGTCTTGGCATGGCGGTCCCCGCAGCCCTTACCGGCGTCGATGCTAAGGAAGTGGGCAAGCCTCCGGAGGAACAGTAATGCGGTTTGCACACCTAGCTCAACGCCTGTTCAATACGCCGCTTGCAATTCGGCAAGAGAAGGCCGAAGTGATCATGTCAGCGCTCGCCGAGCGCATGGGCATTTCTCAGGTGACTCGGCTTGACGGCGCGCCGCTGCGGCCAATGGCATTTGGCGACGATTGGGATGACGAGCACTCACGCCCCGGGCGTGTGCCCGACACCGGCTATGACATGGTCGGTGACACCCCCGTGGCAATGATCGGCGTGCAGGGCACTCTCGTGCAGAAGCTCGGAACGTTGCGCCCCTATTCCGGGATGTCTGGATATGACGGGATTCGCGAAAGTATCTTGCGCGCACATGCTGATCCGGCGGTTGAGGCCATCGTGCTCGATGTCGATTCGCCCGGCGGCGAAGTTGCTGGATGCTTCGACCTCGTTGACACGATATATGGATTGCGCGGCGACAAGCCAATTTGGTCGATCCTGACGGAATCGGCGTACTCAGCCGGATATGCGATAGCGAGCGCAGCAGATCGCGTCATCGTTCCACGCACGGGCGGAGTCGGTTCCATTGGTGTCATCACCATGCATATCGATTGGTCGAAAGCTTTGACGTCGGCTGGCTTGGCCGTAACGTTCATTACTTACGGAGATCGAAAGGCCGATTTCCATCCGGAGATCGCGCTATCGCCCGAAGCGCTTGCCGCTGCGCAGGCCGACATCAACGAAATGGGCGAGCTCTTCGTGAGCACGGTCGCCCGGAACCGAAATCTCGCGGTCGAAGCTGTCCGCGATACGCAAGCAGCCTGTTTCATGGGCGCGAACGGTGTGAACCGCGGGCTTGCGGATGCAGTGATGGCGCCCGACGCCGCATTTTTGGCCTTGTTGGAAGAATTGGCCTAACCCACCTGTGAGAAAACTCATGAGTTTCAGGAAGACCCTGGCGGGTGCGGCACAGCCGTTCGCCGCATTGCTGAGCAACAAACCAAACGCTGCGCGCGCCGAAGACGACGAGCGCAGGCAAAAGGAAGGCGAATCCGACGACGACTATGCCAAGCGCATGGACGACATGGATGCTGCCGAAGAGAAGGAAAAGGAAGACGCGCGCAAGGCAGCCGAAGAGAAGGAAAAAGAGGATGCTCGCCGCGCTGCTGCTGAAGACGGCGACGACGAGGACGATGAAAGCGACGATGCGAAGAAGGCCGCGCGATCGACCGAGCGTGCCCGCTGCGCACGCATCATGGCCCATGGCATCAACATGGCCGCGGCTCGGCAAGCCGGCGTGTTCGCTTTCGACACCAAAATGTCTTCGAAGGCTGCGATCGCTGCACTCAACGCTTCTGCTTCGGATTCAACGGCAGGGCGTCGGGTAACGCTCGGCGACCGGATGTCGCGCATGGAGACGCCGAATCCCGGCGGATCGAGTGCTGTTGCTGCGCCCACGCTCGCACAGCAGATTGTTGCAGCCGGCAAGAAGCGCCGCGGCGAACTGTAATTCATCCCCAATCCATCAGGAGCAACGTCAATGACGCTCAACGTCAATACGATTGGGGACAACCCCCAACAGCCGGGCATTTACGCAGAAACGTATGTGCCCGATCAGCTTATCGCGGGCAATCTCAAGCTCGTCACACAGCCGATCGTCCTGTTCACCGGCACGCTGAAGCGCGGCTCGGTCCTAGGACAGGTCAGTTCGAGCAGCGTCGTTGTGACGCCTGGCACCAACACCGGTAACGGCACGGTCGGCACGACTAGCACCGGCGCTGGCGTGAAGGTCGGCGCCTACGCACTGAAGGCGACCAGCGCCACGGTGTTTTCGGTCACCGACCCGGAAGGCAACGCACTGCCGAATGCTACGGCCGGTACGGCGTATTCGCAGTCTGGGCTGAACTTCACCGTCACCGCGGGTGGCACAGCATTCGTCGCAGGCGACTCGTTTGCGCTGACCGTCGAAGACAGTGTAGGAACCTATAGGCTCTCAGTGGCAACCGCATCGGATGGCAGCCAAGTGCCGAGCGCAATTCTCACTGACTTTGCGGACGCTTCGCTTGGCGCGGTTACGACCGGCGCGTACGTGATGGCGGAAGTCAACGCAAACGCTTTGATTTTTGATCCCTCGTGGTCAATCACCACCCTCACGCCGCTGCTTCGCGTAAACACCATTTTCGTCAAGTCCTCGGTCTCCGCTGCGGACCCGAGCTGAACCAGCTTGTGACCATGAACTAACCCGCTTCGGCGGGTTTTTTTATGGGCGCTCGCTTTAACTCCTGTGGAGATAGAGGATGCCCTCGTTTTTGTATGACACCAATACGCTGATTCAGGTGGTTCCCAACCTGAAGCTGGCGCAGCAGTTCTTCCTGGACAAGTTTTTCACGAATATCGTGATGGCTGATTCGGAGAAGGTATCGATCGACATTGACGTAGGCAAGCGCCGGATGTCGCCGTTTGTTTCGCCGCTGGTCGAAGGCAAGCTCGTTGAGCAACGCCGCTATCAGACGAACGAATTCAAGCCGGCGTACATCAAGGACAAGCGCGCGCCGGATCTGCTCAAGCCCGTGCGCCGCATGATCGGTGAACGCATCGGCGGCGATCTGAAAGGTATCGAGCGCGAGATGGCGAACCTCGAAGCCGAGATGACCGATCAGGTCGACATCTTGAACCGTCGGCTCGAGTGGATGGCAGCTCAGGCATTGCTCGGCGGATCGGTGACGATCTCCGGTGAAGGCTTCGAAACCGTGCTGGTCGATTTTGGTCGTGACCCATCGTTGACGGTTGCGTTGTCGGCTGGCCAGCAATGGACGCCGGCTAACGTAGCAGCCGGTACCGCGACGCCCACGGCGAACATCGAGGACTGGCAGCACATCATCCTCAAGAAGTCTGGCGCGAAGGTGACGGACATCGTGTTTTCGACAACGGCATGGGTTGGCTTCCTGGCCGATCCCTTGGCGAAGGGCGCAATTCAGTACCCGAGCCTGGCTCAAAACGGGAACGTCATCAATCCGGGTGCTCAGATCGAGCAGGGCGCGGTGTACAAGGGCAAGTGGGGTCAATATGACCTGTGGGTCTACAACGACTGGTATGTCGACGATAACAACGTCGAACAGCCGATGCTGCCGGATGGCGACATCATCATGTCGGGCCCGAACCTGCTCGGCACCCGCGCGTTCGGTCAGATCATGGACCCGGCCTTCAACTACGAAGCGCTGCCGTTCGCGCCGAAGACGTGGGTTGAGAACGACCCGGCTCAACGCATGTTGATGATGCAATCGTCGCCGATCGTGATCCCCAGCCGCGTCAATGCCAGCTTCTCGGCGAATGTCTGCCCGGCGGTGGTGAACTGATGGGCGCGCCTGCGGCAACGTCTAAGGCAATGGCCAAGGCGACAGTGGCGCGCGGTCGCACCGTCTTCGACTTTGACGGGACGAAGCGCGTCGCGGGTGAAGAGGTCGAATTGCCTTCGTCCGAGATCACTCGTCTGCAAGCACGCGGCTTCCTAGTCAACCCGAAATTGCCGGCAATCACGCTGGCCGACGGGCCAACCTTCGGCACTGCGACGGGCCCGAAAATCACGCGAGGCTGAGATGGTCGACTTCGATGCGCTGAACGTCGCTATAAACGTTGCGTTCGGCGAGCCGTTGTCGTATCAGCCAGCAGCGGGTGGTCCGCCGTTCATCGTGCAAGGCGTCTTCGTAGACGCATACCGCCGATCGTTCGAGGATGGAACCGGAAAAGTCGGCTGGACGACAACGGCGCCGAGTGTTGGCGTTCGTGCCGCTGACTTTCCCTCGCCACCGTTGAAGAACGATGCGATCACCCGCGTTTCGAGCGGGCAAACGTATCTGCTGTTCGACAAGCACGCCGACGGTCTGGGCTGGCTGAATATCATCCTTAAAGGCACGTCGTGACGACCGCTACTGACCTTCGCGCGATTGCTCAGCAAGCTTTGATCGGGAACACGGCGGCCAAAACCAACGTATTTGTTCCGCTTGATCAAGCGACGTGGGACGGGGAATACCCAGTGATGTTCCTCACGACGCCGCAGCAACATGGCGAAGCTTTTAGCAATGCCAAGCCGTTGGCATACACCGTAACGGCGACGCTTCGAATCGAAGCGCGTGCATCTCAGCCAGCGATGGCAAATGACGAAGGGGCAGCATTGCTGCTTCAGCAGTTGGAGCAGTTGCGCGATCAAATCCTTGCATGCGTCATCAACTATCCGCCGTTGCTGCTTCAGGTTCAGAACATTCCGCATTTTGATGTGACGTTTCCGCCTGGCCCAGACAACACCACGGACCACATGGGTTCCGTGGTCGTAGAGGTCGAGCTTGAGTTCATTCAAGGCGCGTGTGAGTTTTACCAACTCACTGGCACCCCTATCGATCTTATCGCCGTAACGGTGCAAGAGCCTGCCGGGACCGTCGAGCCCATGTTTTCCATACCCGCCCCATCTTTCACCTAATCGTAGGAGCGCCGCATGCGCGTCAAACCCGCGCCGGACCTGCAAGTCAGGAACCCGGCTGATAAGCAATTGCTGCCGCCCGAGGGCATTGACGTGCCGGACGACAGCATCCTCTGGACCAAGATTTTGAACGACGGCGATGTGGTGCGGGTGGACGCGAAAGCGGCACCGGCGCCGGTCGTCATTGCCGCTGGCGTGGCGAAAGGTGACCAGGCATGAGCACAATCCCGTTTCGCAATATTCCGTCGACGCTGCGTCTGCCGGGCCCGTTCTTCGAGCTCGACAATTCGCAAGCGAACACGGCTCAGGCTAACCAGCGCGCGCTGATCATCGGCCAGATTACGTCAGCCGGTATCGCAACCCCGAACGTTCCGGTCATCTCCGGCGGCGTCGGCGATGCGAATGCCCAAGGTGGCGCGAGCTCGCAGTTGGCGAACATGCTGCAGGCATACCGCCTGAACGACAGCTTCGGCGAAGTCTGGTATCTCCCTCTTGCTGACGCGGCGGGTTCTACCGCGGCGGTGGGCACGATCACGTTTGCGACCGTCCCGACTGCTGCCGGAACCATCGCGCTGTACGTTGCGGGCATGGTCGTTGATGTTCCGGTTACCGTCGGCCAGACCGTAGCTTCGATTGCTACGGCTGTTGCGGCTGCACTGAACCTGCTGCCTGCGATGCCGGTTACGGCAACCGCCGCTGCTGGCGTTGTCACACTCACGGCAGACAACAAAGGTCTGTGCGGCAACGAAATTGACATTCGCTTCAATTACTACGGCGCGGCCGGCGGCGAAGCAACACCCGCCGGGTTGACCTATACCATCGTAGCGATGGCCGGTGGTGCGACGAACCCGACGCTTACGACGGCGCTGGGTAACCTCGGCAACATGACGTTCGACTTCATCGCGTCGCCGTATACGGATTCGGCTTCGCTGACGGCCGTTGCGGCTCTGTTGAACGATACGACGGGTCGCTGGAGCTGGCAGCAGCAGTTGTACGGTCACGCCATCTCGGCGTATGCCGGCACGTTCGCTTCGCAGACAACGCTCGGCCTCGCGCAAAACAACCAGCATCAGACGATCTTGGGCTTTTACAACAGCCCGACGCCCAGCTGGATCTGGGCTGCCGCATTGACTGCGCAGGTCGCCGTGAGCGTGCGCGCTGACCCGGGCATCCCACTGCAGGATATGACACTGGCAGGCGTGCTTGCTCCGCCGGTGCAGTCACAGTTTCTCTCGACTCAGCGCGAGACGTTGCTGTACGACGGCATCTCGACTTTCACAGTGCAACAGGGCGGCACGGTACTGACCGAGAACATCATTACGACGTACCAGCTGAACGCCCAAGGTGTTCCGGACGACAGCTATCTGGAACTGGAAACGATGTTCCAGCTGATGCTGGAGATCCGCACGCTTCAAGCCATGCTGTCGTCGAAATACGCGCGCTGCAAGCTCGCCGACAACGGATCTAGCCCGCCAGCAGGGTCAGGTTTGGTGACGCCGAACATCATCAAGTCGGACATCATCGCGCTTTACGGCGAGCGTGAAGCTGCTGGTTTCGTTCAGAACGCAGATGCATTCGCCAGCGCGCTTGTAGTTCAGAAGAACACGGTGAACCCGAACCGGGTCGACATCCTTTGGCCTGGAACGCCGGTCAATCAGATGCGTACGTTCGCGACACTCGTTCAATTCCGCCTCCAGTAGGCATTTAATAGCCATAGCAGAGCCACCTCAGGGTGGCTTTTTCAATTTCTGGAGAGGAAACGATGTCCAGCAATCTTATTGCAGGCACCGCGCAGGTAACGGTGGATGGCACTACTTACCAGCTCGAAGGGAGCCTTAAATACTCCCCTTCCACCGTCAAGCGTGAGGCCATGATAGGCAAAGACGGCTTCCACGGATGGAAGGAAACGCCTGTCACGGGCTGGATCAGCATGTCGATCCGCGACGCAGGCGATCTCACTGTTGCCGCGTTCAACGCGATGCGCAATTCGACTGTCGTGGCCTCGCTCGCGAACGGCAAGACCGTTGTGGGCCGGAACATGGGCACGACGGACGCGCAAGAGGTCGACACCGAGGATGCGAAATTCGAAGTGAAGTTCGAGGGTCCGCAGGTATCCGAACAAACCGTCTCGGTGAACTGATGGAAGCGCATACCAAAAAGCCCAAGAAGGTGTTCCCGTTCGAGATGGCAATCGAACTACGGAAGCCAGTCACACTCGGGAAAGGTGCCGAAGCGGTGGTCTATTCAGAACTACCAATGCGCGAACCTACGCTCGATGAAATAAGCCAGTTCGTAAAGAAGAACAAAACTGAGAGCGAGATTGAGTCGATTAAATTCATGATCTCGATTGTGTCGGGTGTTCCTTTGCCTGTTGTCGGCAAGATTGGTGCATCGGAATTTCACAAGGCACAGGAATACCTGCTGTATTTCATGACGCCCCCTGATGACGATGACCCAGAGGGAAAAGAGATCGCCTACCAGTGAACTGGGCCCACGTCGTTGCGGTGATGGCGAAATTTTACGGCTGGTCGCCGAAAGATGCTTTCGCACTCACCTGGAGCGAGGTGCGCTGGTGGGCTGATCAGGCGGATGCGATGAAAAGGAGTGGATAGTGGCTAACGATTTCGTCATCCGCATCAGTGCCGAAGATAAGGCAACTGCTGTCGTCAAGAAGATTCAGGACGCGCTGGGAAAAATAACTGGCCCCATCGACAAGGCGCAGAAAAAGACAGCGTCGCTCGGCAGCGTCGGACAAACAGGGTTGTCGAAATTGCGCAAGGGGCTTGACTCTGTATCGAATTCGGCCAGTAAAGTTGTCGACAAGATCGTTGAGATCATCCCCGGCCTGACGGCGATCGGAGGCGCTGCATCGATCGCCGGTCTTTCCGCACTTGCTACGAAGTTCGGCAATTTTGGTTTCGGGCTGAACAAGAGCTCGAAGCTGCTCGACATGAATGCGCAGGATCTCGCGGCGTGGCATGTTGCAGCCAAGCGCGCAGGCGTATCGGCCGACGAGTTTGATTCGAGCATGGCGTCTTCGCAAGGTGCAATTCGCGGCGCTGCGTTCGGCGCCGACCCGCACGCGATGATGATGCTGCAAAAGATGGGTGTGCAGATTCAACGCAATAGAGACGGGTCAATCGACTACCTGTCGACTCAGCAAAAGATCATGACGGCGCTGGCGAAGCAGCCAAGTGTCGAAGGCCAGCGCGACGCGGCCAATGCGCTAGGCATGGGTGCACTGCTGCCGATGATCCAGCAAGGTACCTATGCAGCCGACAAGGCGCGCGCCATGCGCAAGGGACTGGTCCCTACGCCCGAAGAGATCGCCCGCGCCGTAGCGTTTCACCAAAACGTCAATGACTTAGAGGATTCGGTCACCGGGTTGGGAAACAGCGTCGGTTCGAAGTTAATTCCGGTTCTCGATCCTCTAGTGAAAGGTTTCGCAAGTTGGCTTGACGGGCACCGCGTCGAAATCGCTAACGCGATCGCGGGTGCCGTGCAGAAATTTTCTGACTGGATCAAGAGCATCGATTGGACCGAAGTCGTTTCGAAGATGAATAAGCTGTTTGATGCGATGGGCGGCATCAAGGGAATCGCGATTGCGATTGCAGCGATCACATTTGCGGGGCCGATCGGCGGCGTACTGGGCTTGATCACGGGCCTTACTAAGCTGTCCGCCGTTGTGCTCCCGGCCGCGATAGCCGGAATGACGGCGCTGGCAGCGGCAGGCTTCCTCGCGGAGACCGCGCGACAGTCCGCGCTTGACAATTCGATTCATAAATTGCCGGGCGAGATGGACGACCAGCGCGACCAGCGTGTCGCTGATGCAGCGGCTGGCGGCGTCGTCACCCCCGATGCAGGCGGAGCGAAAAACGCCGACCTAGGTGGCCGGTTCTTCAACTGGGTCAAAGGCATCACTGGCGGCAATAGCAACCAGGCGTCGACAAAAGACGTCTTGTCCCAGCTGCAGGGAAGCGGGTGGGGGAAAAATCAGGCAGCGGGCATTGCCGCCAATCTCTTCGCGGAAAGCAAGTTTAACCCGGCGGCAGTTGGCGATAACGGGCACGCCTACGGCATTGGTCAGTGGCACGAGGATCGTCAGAAGCTGTTCGCGAAGTGGGCCGGTCATGACATCCACGGGTCGTCTCTAAAGGAGCAGTTGAAGTTCGTCGACTACGAATTGCGCCACGGTGACGGCCAATCCCAAATAGCTGGACGGGCATTACCGATGGTTCATTCCGCCGCGGCGGCGGGGCGCATTGTTTCGCAGTATTACGAGCGACCGGCAGACGTGGAGAGCGAGGCGCGGCGGCGCGGCGCGCTTGCTGGCTCGATCGCTTCATCGTCCGACGGCGGCGCATATGGCGTTGCGTCGAATCCATCTGCGGGTACTGAAGACAGGGCGGACCGCGCGTCGCGCGGCGCGCCGGCAAGCGATTCAGCTAATGGACCAGCAGCGCAGAACGACAGTGGGCGAGCAGACCGGCTAGCCGCCATGCAGTCAGCAGCGCCGCAAGTCAATGTGACGGTGCACAACGCGCTGCCAGGAACCAAAGTCGAAGCGAAGTCGCCGGATGGCGGCTATTTACCCACGAAGATCAACTACGCCCTCAGGGGCGCCGATGGAGCATCACCTTGAGCCTGACGACAAACGCTCTTAGCGTCACTGGTAGCATTGGTGGCGTGGCGCAAGCCGCGGGCAACCTCGGGAAATTATTGAGTGGCTCCAACGGGTCGAGCATTTCGGCTGCATCCTATGGGGGAATCCCGTTTGCTGTTAGCTCGACGAGCACTTCGACCGGGCGGAAATATGCGATTCACGAATATCCGTTTCGCGAAAGTGGTTGGCTTGAGGACGTAGGCAGGAATCTGGCTCGGCTCAGAATTAGTGGCTTTCTCGTCGAAAACAGCCTGATCTACGGGGGCGGCTCGGTTATTGACCAGCGCAATGCGCTCTTCAATCTGTGCTCCGAGCAGAATGCCAAGCCTCAGACGCTTGTTCATCCAACGTTCGGCACTGTCACAAACATGCTGTGCGTGAACCTCGAATTTGAGGAGGATCTGAGCGCTTCGCAGATCGGCGTCACCTTCATATTCATGAAGGCGGGCGTGCGGGCGTACCCGAAGACCACAGTCACGACAGCCGCGGCGAGCCTGAACAATGCATCGCTGACAGGTATCGCGGCACTCTTGAATTTCGTCCAAACGACTGCGACGGCGATTCAGGCTGGAGCGGCCGTCGTGCAGCAGGCAGTGTCGACGGCCGTGGGCTGGTATCAGTTCGCTGTTACGGCTGTGAACGACGTCAAGGGCATCGTCGGCGCGGTGTCGACGCTATTCGGCAACTTCGGCCGGTTGTTCGGCGGTGCAAACAATGGCTATGCCGGCGCGAATGTACAGGCGTTGCCGAGCGTGACCGCCGATGATCTTTTGTCGCAAGCGACGGCAAATCGGTCTCTCGTTATGGCAGCCGGCGCGGTATTGCAGGCGGCAGCGGCGAACCCGAGCGACTCGACTGACCTCGGCGCCGCAGTGCAGGGCCTTATTTCGGCTTTGGCTTCCTCAGCAGCTGATCCGGCCGACGCTGTGAGCATGATCAGCACCATGGCGAAGTACCAACCCGCAGCCGTTACGACGCCGGGCCAGATTGGCGCTTCGATGCTGACCATGCAGGTTGCGCTGTCGGCGCTGTTCCGGCGCTATGCGCTCGCGCAACTGGCAGTGACACTTACAACCTATCAGCCGTCATCGCAGAACGACGCGGCAACCGTGCTTTCGAGTGCGACTGCGCTGTTCGATTCCGAGATCACGATTGCCGGTGATGCAGGTGACGACGAGAGCTATCAAGCGTTACGCACGCTTCGGCAGTCCGTAATTGCCGATTTGACGGTGCGTGCGGCCAGTTTGGCAACGATATCGACATTTACGTTTCAAGCATCGCTTCCATCTCTTGCCTTGGCGCAACGGATATATCGCGACCCGACGCAAGAGCCGGCACTGGTCCAGCAAGTGTCGCCGATCCATCCGGCCTTTATGCCTACGTCTTTTCAGGCCCTAGGAGCCCTGAGCAGTTCACAGGTCAGCGGGTCCATTTAGCAATGGTTTTGGGTTGGATGCCGGCGGGTCGGCCACGGGCGGCTTGCTGGCGTCGAGTGGGGACGTTTTGTATTCAACTACGCTTGGTAGGTAGGCAGAATAGGCTTTCTTCACCTGGTCGGCCGAAGGCACCGCGTTGAGTTGAGAAACGGCGATGTAATTTGGCGTCGCGTCAGGTATCCCGTCTGAGTTGTAGAGCACGCCGATCATTTGAATTAAAGCAACTTTTTGATTGCCGCTTTTAACCGGGACGTTTTCGATCTTTATGACCGAAAACGATGTTTTTTTCATAAGACGGTGACAGCGGCCCTCTGCATATAGCGTATCGAAGTCCTTCACGGTTCCATCTGTTGGTTCTCTAGCGGCTAGTGTCGCTGCTATCTGCTTTCGTGCGCAGACGATCGCACCGTCCGTTTTGCTGTGGAAAGCCACCTCTGCGTTTGAGCTGCCAAACACAGCCATTAATGCGAATGCGGCACCCCGCGTGCGGATTTTCATTTTTTGGTCCCATCGTAAAAATTATGTCCGACGATCTTACTCTTCGGCTCTCGACATGCACGATCGATCCGGATGCGGCGCCGGGCGAACAGACGTTCAACACGTCTAACAGTCGCTCGATCACCGGGTGGTTGAGTGTACGCGTCGCTCGTGGCATTGAGCGATGCCCGTCAGACTTCGATGTGTCGTTCACCGAGCCGTTCCCGGCAGTGAACAGCATAGTCGCGAATCCGGGCGATTTCTGCGAAGTTCTGCTCGGGAAGAATGTCGTTCTGACGGGTTTCGTCGACCGGTATCTACCGAGTTACAGCAAGACCGAGCACGTGATCCGGATCACCGGCCGCAGCGCATGTCAGGACCTTGTGGACTGCTCGGCGAAGTGGACCGGCCTGCAGTTTGTGAGCCAGCCGCTCTTGACGATCGCGCAGCAGCTGAGCGCGGTCTACGGGATCAATGTGGCGCTCGCTCCTGGTGCAGATCAAGGCGCGCCGATCCCGCAGCTAAACATCATGGTCGGCGAGCCGATTTATGACGTGCTAGAGCGACTTTGCCGATTCCGAGCGCTGCTTCTTTACGACCAGCCGGATGGGAGTCTGCTGCTTTCGGGGATCGGTACTGTGCAGGCGGCGAGCGGCTTCCAAGAAGGCGTCAACGTCCTTGCCGCGAGCGCGATGTATGGCATGGACGGACGGTTCAGTGAATACGATGCAGTTCGGCAAAGTCTCGACACGTGTCAGGACGTTGGTGATGGCGGCAACTTGATCGCGACCGTTAAGGACCCGTCTGTGAGTCGCTTTCGGTATCGGGCGATCGTTGCTGAATCGGTCTTCGGCGGCCAGGACGTAGCGGCTCAGCGCGCGAATTGGGAAATGGCCAGCAGATTCGGGCGATCGTTCCAGGTGAGATTGACAACTGATACATGGCGCGATTCTGCCGGGACACTTTGGACGCCGAACACGTTGGTATCGATTGATCTTCCGAACTTGAAATTGGCGCCAAAAACATGGCTGATCTCGGACGTGACATATAAGCGCGACCAGAAAGGCACGACGGCAGACCTCGTGATCATGCCGCCCGAGGCGTTCTATCAAGAGCCGATCATTCTTAACCCGATAGCACCGGACGTTGTGAGCACGAGCCAATGAGCGCTGCGATAGTGGAAAGCGTCTTTCGGCGCGTGCAGATGATGTTCGGCCGCGCCCGCGTGACGCACACCGATGACTCCGGCCCCGTCCAGATCATGCAGGTTCGGTCGAGCGCGCTTGAGGTCTCAGACGGCCGAAAACGCATGGCCGAATTCGGCTTCACGTCGAATCCGCCGTATGGAGCCGATGTGTTGACGCTGCATGTCGCGGGTGACCGCGGCGCCGGTACCGTCTTCGCGACAAATCACCAACAGTCGCGCCCGACTGGCCTGCAGCAAGGCGAGACGATGCTGTACAGCGAAGACGGCAAATACGTCTACATCACGGCATCGGGTGGCATCTCGGTCTTCGCGAATGGGCAACCAGTCAATGTAACCGGCGCGACCACGGTCACGATCAACGCCTCAACTGAGGTTTTGATGGATACGCCGATCTTGAAGTGCACAGGCGACATCCTGGACAACTGCAATACGAACACAGACACGGTTGCGGGTATGCGCACCGTCGCGAACGGACACACGCACCCAATTCTCTTGGTGCAGACGGGCAGCAGCAATATCAACACGCAACCGCCGACGCAACACGAATAGCGCATCGCGCTCAACGACAAGCCTCCTTTTTGGGAGGCTTTTTTATTGCCCGAGCGACATGCCCGATATCACGCTTCAGTGGAACGCCGCGACGAATTACGCGGACTGGGTTCAGACCGGATCGGTCCTCGAAACCGGCAACGACCTTCAGTCCGCGATTGTGATCAGCCTCTTTTCTGATCGAATCGCTGCTGTAGGAGACGTGATCCCTGACGGCACGAATGACCCGCGCGGCTGGTGGGCGGATGCGGATGTTCCGATCGGCTCGCGGCTCTGGTTGCTGAAGCGATCGAAGCAGATTCCCGAGACGCTGCAGCTCGCGTACGACTACATCGCCGAAGCGCTGCAGTGGCTTTTGGATGACGGGGTCGTCGCGCAGTTCGACATCAACGTGCAGTGGGTCCGCACCAGCATGCTTGGCGCGCAGATCACTGCATATAAGCAAGACGGGACCACTTTGATGACCGGCCTATACACGTGGGCCTGGAACGGGATTAACGTCTAATGCCTTACTCGCGTCCAACCCTCACGCAACAGCGCGCGCTTGTTGCTGCCGATATTTCTGGGAGTCTGCCAGGCTCCGACGCGCTGCTTCGCTTCTCAAGCCTGAATATTCTAGGGACGGTGCTCGCCGGGCTTGCGCAGGAGCAATACGGATATACCGACTGGGTGTCGCTCCAGGCGAACCCATTCACAGCGACCGATGAATTTCTTGAGGCGTGGGCCGCTCTCAAGAATGTGTTTCGCGAGGCTGCGACGCAAGCCGGCTTGGCCGTTCCCGGCCAGGTGACTTTTCCCGGCTCAAACGGAACGTCGCTGCCGATCGGCACGCCGCTTGTGCGCGGAGATGGCGTCGGTTTCACGACGACTTCGGCGGGTGTGTGGTCGGGCAGCAGCGTGACGGTGAACGCCGTAGCCAATGCCGATCCGACCGGTCTCACCGGCGCATTCGGAAATTGCGCGGTCGGCACGGTGATGACGCTCGGCACCGCGATCGCCGGCATCACGTCGACTGGCTCGGTGACGACAGCATTCACCGGGGGTGCCGACGTTGAGCAGGACGAAAGCCTGCGCTCGCGCATGCTCCAGGCATACCAGAACGTCCCACAGGGTGGTGCGCAAAAGGACTACGTCACTTGGGCGCTTCAGGTCAACGGCGTCACGCGGGCGTGGTGTAACCCGAACGGGTTTGGTGCCGGCACTATTGTTGTGTATCCGATGTTGGACGTTACCGAGGCTGCGAACAACGGCTTTCCGCAGGGCGTCAGCGGCGTCGCAACGCTTGAAACCCGCGGCACGCCAACGGCGACTGGTGATCAGTTGAACGTGGCTAACTGGATATATCCGTTGCGCCCGGCGACAGCGCTGGTGTACGTCTATGCACCGTCGCAACAGGTCGTCAACTTCAGCATCACCGGTACCGGAAGCTTCTCAGCGGCGACGAAGGCGCTGATCGCTTCGGCGATTGCCGGGATCTTCGTGCTCTACGGCTCGCCGCTCAGTACTGTTGCAGGACAGAACGGCGTGATCGATATGTCCTATATCAATTCAGCAATCGCCGCGATATCGGGAACGCAGGGATTCGTCGTTACGGTGCCGAACGGAAACATTGTTGGCACGACCGGGCAACTTCCAGTCCTTGGCACTATCAATTGGCTTCCGTAAATGAGCGCACCAAACTATCAAGCGTCAGACTTTTTGACGGCGCTGCATGCGCTCATGCCGCGCGGCCTCGCCTGGCCAAGAGATCCCGCGTCTGTGATGGGGCAGGTCATGGCAGGACTGTCACCGACTTGGCAGAGGCATACAGAGCAGAACAACAACCTGCTGATCGATGCGTTTCCTTCGACGTCGGTCCAACTACTTTCGAACTGGGAGGCGGCACTTGGATTGCCTGATCCGTGCGCTGGCGTAGCGCCGACGCTGCAAGGTCGGCAGGCCCAGGTTGTCGCGCGATTCACTGGCACGGGCGGTCAGTCAATTCCTTACTTTATAGCCTACGCGCAGACGCTTGGTTACACGGTCACGACGACGGAATTCACACCGTTCCGTATGGGTCAGCAAACGATGGGTTGCCAGCTTGGCGGCCCTGAGTGGGCGTTCACATGGGCGATCAACTCACCCTTGAACACTTACACGTCGTTCCGCATGGGTCTTTCTGGCATGGGCGAGCCGCTGGAGTCGTGGGGCAACGCAGTGCTTCAGTGCGAGTTGACCGAGATTAAGCCCGCACACACTTTTCTCAATTTCGCGTATCACTAAAGGAACGGCATGTATCAATACGACGATCCAACAGTCGCTGCAACGTTGCCTACGCCGGCCGCTCCTGGGGCGGCAGGGTACTTCACGGACGGGAGCGCGGGCAGCGGGACGCCAGCGACGATTCTCCGCTCCGACTATATGAACATGCTCATGCTGGAACTGCTGAACGTTGTGGTGGCGGCGGGCATTACCCCGAGTAAGACTACCTACAATCAGCTGCTAACAGCCATTCGAGCAACAACGGCCGACAGCGCACGCGTCGTCGGTTTGGTAGCTCAGAACAACGCCACGACGCCTAACACGCAGTTCGATTTCAGCGCTCTGAGCGTTACGGTCCGGAACCCGACGACCGGAGCCACCTCAGTGACTCAGAATTCCGGCACAATTACAAACAACATTCTTAATGCGGGGCCGGCTGCGAACGGACGAGATCAAGCGGGCGTGTTCGGCGCTTCTCAGTGGCTTCGGTTTTATTACATCTGGAATCCAACCACATCGACACTCGCAACGATTTCGAGTTCCGCAGCGCCGGGGGTCGGTCCTGCGTTGCCAAGTGGATTTACGTCGTGGGCCTATATCGGCTCGGTCTATTACGGTTCTGGATCGACGCTTGCACAAGGCAATATACGTGGTGCGCGCTGGCAGTACAGTTCTTCTAATTCGGCGCTGAATGCCGGTACATCTACCGGTCTTGTCGCAGTGCCGATACCAACCCTCGTGCCGCCCGAAGCAGGTTGGTTCGAAATATTTTTCCAACAGTTGATCGTAACCGCCGCTGCAAGCGGTGGGGGTTATTCGGTGAACTGCCAGATCACCACACAAACCAATTCTATTTTCAATATTGGATTTTCCGGAGTAGGAACTCCGAGCAACGCTTACTCCCAGTCTGGCCCATCTAAGCAGATTACAAACTTTAACCAAAGCTTTGCCTATGCAATAACAGCAGGTTTAGGAGTAGCCGCCAGCGTGACAATTTACGTCACCGGCTACAGCATTCCGAATGGAGGTGAATAATATGAACGCCTTTGTCGACACAAATGGAATTCTGGTTTCATGGGGCTACGCCGAAGCTAACAACGGCGATACGCTCGTTGAAGTGCCAGAAACCTTCTCCATGACTCCGGGTGAAGCACAATACGCGAACGGGGTGTGGTCGGCCTACACCGCGCCCGTTACCCCTGCCGCTATCGCGACTGCTGCGTTTGGTGCTGGACTGGCGATCGTTAGCACAAGCACCCCGGCGCTCAATGGGACGTATGCCGTCAGCCAGTTGAACCAGATGGACATTATCGCCATTGAAACGAGCCTCAATGCCGGGAAGGGCTTCCCCGGCGGCGCAACGGCATTCAACTACGCCGACATGTCGGGCACCATGCACGCCTTCACTGCCGCTAACTTTTCCGATTTCGCCGCCGCTATTCGCGATTACGTGTATGCGCTCAACTCGGTAGTGGCGGGGGCATCGACCACGATTCCCGCCTCGACAACGACCATCGCGTAACTGCGTTCTGCATTGAGCGCCATGAGCCACCCTTCGAGGTGGCTTTTTATTGCCTGGCACGCATGGACGACCACATGACAGCCGTCACGAACAACGAATTGCAAAGCCAGATTACGCGCCTCGATGAGAAGGTCGATGAGCGTCACGAGAACAACCAGAAGTTGCTGGGTGATCTAGCAACGAAGATGGACACGCTGATCGAGTTGAATCTCGGCCAGAAGCTGCAAGCTCAAATGATCGGGCAACTGAACGAGAAATCGAAAGAGCACGACAAAGCGTTCATCGAGTTTTTCCAGCGCCTCAACAAGGCCGAATCCACGATCAACGTGCACGGCTGGGCGTGGAGGATCACTGGCACCGTTCTGCTTGCATGCCTACCCGTCTGCGGCTGGGCCATCGTGCAAATAGAAGATTTTTATCAAAATTTTCAAAATGACATGAAGCATAGCGACGCCCGCGTGGCGACGCTCGAATTTCTCGTGCAGGGCCGCACGACGCCAGTGCTGCCGCCGGCGCAAACATCATCGGGTAAGTAGAGGTGGACATGCAGTATTCCCAGGAAGGTCTATCGCTTACCGAATCGTTTGAAGGCTGCAATCTCGTTGCGTATCAAGATTCGGTAGGTGTCTGGACGATTGGCTACGGTCACACGCAGGGCGTCGCACAAGGCATGACCTGTACGCAGGCTCAGGCTGAACAGTGGCTACTCGCAGATGTCGCCGACGCCGAAGCCGCAGTGAGCCGACTCGTGCACATCGCGATGTCGCAAGAGGAATTCGATGCTCTTGTCGATTTTACTTTCAACCTCGGGGTCGGCAACTTTGCAGGCTCGACGTTGCTCAGGCTGCTAAACGCGCGCGACATTGAAGGCGCTGCCGACGAATTCGAAAAGTGGGACTTGGCTGGCGGCGTCGTAGTCGCTGGTCTGCTGCGCCGCCGTCAAGCCGAGCATGCGCTGTTCTCGCTCGGTGCCGATTTCAGTGGTTCGAGTACCTAACGCCAGCCCGCATTACCCAACATCCCAACCCGCCGCGTGCGGGTATTTGTTTGCCCGGAGTCTTGAGACTTTCCCATGACTCAAACCGTAGTTGTTCTAACCGGCGGCTCACAGTGGATCGTTCCTGCTGACTTCACGACCGGCTCGATTGCGGTTAACGGCCCTGGCGGCAATGGCGGAACGTCGACGTCGACGCGCGGCGGCGGGTCGGGCGGATCAGGCGGTTTTAGCCTTTCCAACAACATCTCGCTCACGCCCGGCTCGGCAGTTTCGATGTCGATCCCGGCCGGCGGATCCGGTCTCGCTGCATGGTTCGGTGGCACGTCACTCGCGACCAGCTATGCCGGCGCGAATGCGGGCGGTAACGCTTCTGGTTCGGCTGCTGGCGCTGCTGCGAGTGTCACGGGCGCAGTAGGTAACGCGACGATCCGCGCAGGGACGGCGGGTACCGCCAACACGACTTCGACCGGTGGCGCGGGCGGCCCGGGCGCGCCTGGTTCGTCAGCCTTGGGCGTTGCCGGTACCGCTAACTCGACCACGTCAGGCGGCAAGGGAGGACAGGGTTCGGGTACTGCCGGCGGGGCTGGCGGGGCAGCAGTTACGACTGGCAATGCGGGCAATGCTGGCGTGGCCAATGTGCTGGGCGGTGGTGGCGGCTCAGGTGGCGGCGCATCGGGAATCGGTGGCGCAGGCGGTTTTCCCGGCGCCGGCGGCGGGGGCGGCGGCGCGCATGCTTCCCCGTTCGAAGCGGGCGGCGCCGGCGGCGGCGCGCAAATCGTCATCACCTACATGCCGAACCCGGCTGCGGTCTACGTCACGCTCACCACGGGCACGAGCTGGATCGTTCCGGCCAACTTCGGTACGCCCAACACCATCGCGGCGATCGCCGCTGGCGCCGGCGGTACGGGAGACCAAGGTTATGGTGGCGGTGGTGGTGGCGGCGGTGGCGCGTCGGTCGTCAGCAACGTATCGCTTACCGCTGCCGCGGTTATGGCCTACGCCTTGGGCGTGGGAGGCACAGGCAGTAATGGCGGCACTGGCACGGCAGGAACGGCAACCTACTTCGGCGGGACGAGCCTCGCGACTTCGCTGGTTGGGGCGAACGGCGGTAGTGGCGGCGTAGCTGGCGCACCAAGTCCCGGCGGCGCTGGTGGCTCCGTCACGGGCGCAGTTGGCACCGTCACCTATCCCGGCGGCAATGGCGGTCAAGGCGGCGAGGACACGAGTTTCGGCGGACCCGGCGCGGGCGGCGGTGGCTCGGCTGGGCCGAACGGCCCCGGTCAGTCGGCGCTCTCGGGCCTGACCGGCGTAGGTGGCATTTACGACAATGGCATCGCTGGCGGCGCTGGGGACAATGGTACCGGTGGCGCAGGCGGCACGGGTGGCACGTCTGGCTCGAAGAACGGCGGCACGGGTACGAGCGCTACCGACGGCGGTGGCGGCGGCGGGGGCGCCTACGCGGATAACAACGCCGGCAACGTCGGCGGCGCGGGCGGCTTCCCTGGCGGTGGCGGGGGTGGCGCGGATAACGGCGGACCGAATGGCGTAGGCGGTAATGGCGCTGGCGGCTCGATCCTCATTGTCTATATACCGGCGTCGTCTGGTACGCCGGTAGCGGCATCGGGATTCGATGCGACAACCGGCGCTGTCGCCGTTGGCGGCAATGCTTCGATAGGCGCGGCTGGTCTTGATGCAACTTCCGGCTCGGTATCGATTCGCGGCGTTGCTCAACTGCCGGCCATCAGCGGCTTCGATGTAACGAGTGCAACGGTAAATGTCGGCGGCAACACCTCCGTTTCGGCGTCCGCGCTCGATGTGAGTGCTGGCGGCTTCGCGCTGGGCGGCTTCATCTCGGTCTCTGCGACCGCGCTCGATGCCACGAGCGGATCGTCGCTTGTCGGGGGCATTAGCCCGAACTTTTACTGGTCAATCAGCCTAAACCCGCATCAGCACGGGGTTTAGGCTATTTTTGAAAGCTAATTGTAGCCATGTAAATATATGTTTTTTCCTTGTCTTTTAGATTAAATATGCTTT